GATTGACTACATCTGCTGGTATCTCTTTCCACTTAGCCATTAGGCATTACCTCTTGTCTTAGATGTTAGCGTTAGCACATTACCGTCTGCTGTATAACTAGGCTTTTCATCAGGTTCATCGCTTAACCTATTAAGAACATAGCTATGCAGTGCATCTCTTACGTATTCATCTTCCTCTATTACAGGTATAACAGAACATAACATACTACACAAGTGAGATAGATATGCAAAGTCTTCTTCACCCAAAGGGTTATTATCAGATGATACAAGAGATACCTGTACGTCACCATCCCATGCACCATTCTCATGGTAAGGAGTGATACGTATTATAAAGTCTTCATCCCTCATGTCATTTACTATGTCTTTTATATTCATTTACTTCCTCACTACTTTGGGATGTGGGTAGGCAACAAACTTAGTGCCTAATGCCTTACCCTTTTCTTTTAACCATGACTCAGGTACAATCCTATCATAACATTCAAAGCCGTACCTGTCACACCATATTTCATATGTACTCTTAGCACCCTTACGTAGCTTACGTCTACCGTTTTCAAACACAAAACGTATATCTAGTTTAGGGTGTTGCTTTTTTATCGCAAGATGCTTTCGCCTATCGTCTGTAGTAAACATACCCTTAGTCTCAATGATGATACCATTGGGCAGTATAAAGTCTGGTGTATAGGTGCGGTATGTCAAGTCTTCCCATTCAATCTTCATTGATTCATACTCGGCAAGTACACCTTGCTCTTTTAAATAGGTAGCTAGTTTAACTTCTAGTCCACTCCTGTACCCGTACTTTCTAGCTGCACGAAAGCTCTTGCCATTCATCACCGCCAGAAAAGGTGTCGGCTTGGCTGTACAGTCCAAGGATTATGCGTCAGGTTTAGCTTGGTCAACTCTTCCTGCACTACCTTATCCATTTCATTACGTGCATTGATTGCTTCACGCAAAGCACCGTACTTCTTTTTCTTTAGGTCTGCCTTGGCTTGGCTAAGGTCATCTTCCATAGTGGCAATGGCCTCTTCCATATCTTTGATTTCTTCTTCATTGAACATTAAAAGTCTCCTACCTTTAGGGTTGAGTAGTCTCCCCAACCAGTACCATATTCACCCGACTTGTTAGCCTCCGCTATAAGGGCGAGTGTTTCCTTAACCTGCTTAGTTGATTCTATAATTAACTCAGGTGACATGACATGCAGGTGTGCCATGTAGGGTGCAGTCTTTTCAATAGCAATAAAGCTAAACTCTTTAGCCTTTATGCCAGCCAGTTTACAAGTAAGCAAATAGAAAGCAGCTTGTATATGATAAGCGTACTTACCAACTTGTTCTGCAAAACCTTTTGGCGAAGCATCAATAGTAGTTTTAATGTCAACGATCTGTCCTGTCTCTGGTATGTATAGGTCTGGTCTAGTCTTGATATTTAGACCACTCACAGGATCAACTGTAAACACACTGCTTTCTGTTACCCTTTCCTTGTGTGTCAGTAAGGCATTGCACACTGGATTGTCAAGTGCTGACTGACACATCTTGTTATGTACATGATACTCAACCTCTGTCAGTACAACCTCGTCACCTTTCTTGTTAGCGTACAGGTCTTTGTACAGCTTAGAGGTACGTGTCTTTGGGCCTTTGGTAACAAGGTCACGATCTGGCTCAAGTAACGTAGCATGTACGGCACTGCCCAACGCAAAGGCTGGACTGTCACCTAATGGTTTCTGTGCCATGTAGTGTGCAAGCGATTGCTTACACACCGTTTTAATGGCAGATGAAGAGTAGCCTACCTGTTTGTGGTAGTCCTCATTTGACATGTCATAGACAATGCCTTGTGGTGGCATATCAAACATTATGCAAACGCATCTTCATCAATGTCTACCAGATCATCTACAATGGCATCTGGAATTTCCTCATTGCTATGCTGCATTTTATCACTCCATTCATTTAAGATGTATTGATTGTAGTTGGCAATCCATGCCATAAAGTCAGCAAAGACTTCCTGTGTATCATTGTCCATGTCTAGTGTAGACATAAGATCAAGGTCTGCAGTAGGCAGATAGAAACAGCTACCATTGGGTAGGTCACGCTTCTCTGTACCACAAGAGATATAGTGCTGTGGTGGAAGGCGTTGCATCTTACCCAATTTATTGAACACATTGCCGAATGTCTTGAAGGCATCACGGTTTTCAATCTCGTAGATAAACGGGATCGTGTCTGTATCCACAGGATTACCTTGTGCATCAGTAGCGTTGACCATATCTACAGTACCAAACAAGGCACGTACTCGTTTGATAGAACGGATCAACTCTTTCATGCTGTCAGGTAGACTGTTGAAGTCCTCAATCCAACCAGAAGGTTTACCACAGTTGAACCCACCGTCATTGTCCTTCATGTCAGTGTTTAGGTTGTCACCCATAACAGTCTTGACATAGCGGTTAGGTGTGGTGTCATTGCCCATGACAAACTTCTTGTACATGAAACGCTGTAGGAATGGGCGAATCTTTACCTTCTCGGCAAAGTATGTAGGACCATCAGGTATCTCTAGCTTGTATGTGCCACCCTCTACTACCTCTACATTTACCTGCTTACCCTTAACCTCTGCCTGTCCCATAACAGGTGTGTGGTTGATACGCAGACGGGCAAGCGCACTGGTTTTCTTTTCCCCTGCTGTGTCACCCATGCCCATAGCCTTAGCCATAGCTGCGTAGTTGTTTGTATCAATCGTTGTTACTTCATTTGTCATGTGTATTTTACTCCTTAACACTGAACGAATTTTGTAGTTATATCATGCTACGTCTTTTGTGTCAAGCCAATTCGGACCAATCTTTGCCTCTAATAATAGAGGAATGTTGAAGTCTATATTCCATTTCTTGTTGACAATGGATATCAGCCTGTCGTTTGTTCTGTTTATGATCTTGAGTACCTTGTCTGTTTCATCAGGGTGTATGTCAAGTACCACACTGTCATGTACGGTATTGACTATACAACTCTGCATCTTGTTTGCCTCCAACATCTTGTCAATGTATATCAGACATATAGGTACAATGTCAGCCGTTGCAAATGATTGCACTGGATAATTTTTTATCTGTGTGAAATATGTCACACCCCCATGTTTGTTACGCTTGGCATCAGGGAAAGCAAATGCCCTGCCTGATGGTGTAGTAATGCAACCAGTAGCCATTACCTCATTGGCTAGTCGCTTGTGCCATTCAGCAATACCTTTGTACTTGTCCATAAACTTTGTGTAGTATGCAGCCTCTGCTGGTGTACGTCCATACCCAGTAGCACCGAATAGTGGAGCAAAGGTATGTTCCTTGGCAGCTTGCCTAGCTGTAGGTTGACCAGCATCTGTGATGGTCTTGGCAGTGTAGGCATGTACATCAAAGCCAGTTATAACCTCGTCAATGGCAACCATGTCTTGAGACAGGAATGCAGCTACACGAAACTCTAGCTGTGCAAAGTCAGCCTCCATAATCTGTCCACCATCCCATCGTGATACAAACACACGCTTGACAGGGAACGTACCGCCACGTGGCATGTTCTGCATGTTAGGGTCAGCACCTGATAGTCTGCCTGTACCTGTCCTGTGCTGCAGTAGACGGGCATGTAGCTTACCGTCTGCCTTGGTGTGGGTAGCAATACCACCAATGAAGCTGGCAATGTATACCTCAATGGCATTCAGACGCTTCATGTTCTGTAAAAACTTGACTGCCTCTGGCATCTGCTTGGCTCTAGCCACACCCTCAAGGTATGTCAGGCTGTCCTTGCCTGTACTGAAACCATTGGCACTGATGAACTTGGCAGTCGGTGCAGTGAATTGTAGGCCAGCTAACTGGTTAGTATCCACAAAAGTATACCCACAACCATCACACCCGACACACCTGTTGGGTCTTGCAAAAGGAGTTCCATCTTTCTTTACCTTCCTGATTTGCCCACTACCGTAGCAGGACTTGCATTGTTTTGCCTTCTGTTTGTACAACTTGGTTGAGTGCTTGTTAACGGTAGACTTGAACTTAGCATCTACCATACGTCCCTCAAACAATGTAGGCCACACCTTTTTGTCATCAGGCTTACGACCATACACAACCCATGCAAGTTGCTCTGGACTGTTAAGGTTCACAGGTCTGTCACCCATCAACTCATGTGTATGTGCCTCAAGACTACGCACTAACTCGTCACGTTCATCCTCGTACTCTTTACGTACTGCCTCTAGTGCATCTGTATCAACCTTGAAGCCACGCTGATAAATCTTAGCAAGGTGTATAGCAAGTTGGTTAGTCAGATCAACACTGTCCTGCAGGGTAGTACCATCTAGCTTGGCAGTGATTGTATTGTACAACTGCTGCGTAGCATGTAGGTCATGGGACAGGTACTCTGTCAACTCAGCCAAGGGTATGTCACGTGTGGTGTAGCCCTTCTTGAAATGCTCTTTGAGTGTGTCCTGCTTCTGTCTGTCTAATGCGTAA